AGCGAGTACATCTGGATGCTTGTCAATAGAATTACGAATTGCTTTCTGAGGATCTTCAAAGAAATCAATTTCAGGCTCTACTTCAGTAGCAGCAGGTGGTTTACTGGAGAGACTCTGCTTTAACAATTCATCAGCAAGTTTACGAACCTCGCCAACTTCTTGTGCCTGTTTACCAATGAGCTTTTCAGCTTCTTGGTGCATCTTGATGATCTCTTGTGAGGACTTCCCTTTGTATTTCTCAGGGATTGTGTCTTCAACTACATGATCTTCTTCAATCTTGGGCGGAGTGGTGAGTTGTTCAACTACGTCGAGTTCACCTAGAGTACTATCTTCACTATCATCTACTAACATACTAATTCCTTTTCCTGCCACGTTTAAGATGTGGTTCTAGGATATCTATTTAAAATAAAACTCGACACTACGTTGGGCCTGTTACCGACCAGCGGTAGCGTTTATGAGTTAGCTTTGCGTTCTTGGGCAATCTTTTCAGTTCGCTTACGAACCCATGAATCAGCGGCTGTCGGAAAAGAGCCTGACCAGCCCTCTAACTTCATGGTCGGGGCACTCATCACTCTCTTCGCCTCAGAGCCACATTCCTTACAAGGAGTTACGTGACATTCTGTGTCTACAAAAGCTTCAGTGCGATGGGCATTCTCACAAACAAATTCAAAGATACGACGAGGCATTAAACCTCCCCAGTTTCTTGCAAATCCTTGTAAGTTTGCTCATAGGCCCCCTTCAGGCCGTATAACCAGTTCAAAATATCCATCTGCCCACGACGAAAGTCTAAAGGGTGTGTTTCCGTGACAGAGGATAGTTTGTCGTAGCTATTCTTTACTCGATTAATGTCTTCCATGAGATCCTTCCACCCTTGAGTGGACATCATGTCGAAGGCATCATCGTAAAACTTAGATAAATCTTGTACAGGCATAAAACCTTGCACATCTAAGGATTGTTCCATGTAAGGAGTCCTTTATAGTTAATAAGAACGTAATGTATACTATTTTTTACGTCTTGTCAATACTTTTAGCCGTAAAAGTTAAAATAAATATACTCTTACGGCTAAGTACTCAATTAAGCATCACTAGCGCCTTCAAACTCAGGCTTTTGCTTGATGATGGCGTACAGTGCAGCACGATCAGCACCAGCAACGTACTCGTCACCAGAGATTTGCACTTTGCCTGCGCTTAGAGGCTGTTTTCCAGCATCGCGAGCTTCTTTGCTTGCATAGCCATAGAAGCTTACTTCAGTGCCTTGGCCTTTGAAGTCTTCTTGGACGGCTCCAATATTCCAATAGGTCGATGGGACGCCGAAGTCTGTGTCAACTGATTTGATAAGTGCCATTTGGGTTTCTCCGTTGTGAAATAAAGTTTGTTTGTTTCTGGTTTAGGTGCATTGAAGTCAACACGCCCGTATCCTCGGTTGGTTATTTTAAGGTCTACCAATTCTTCCATTATGCAATAACCGCTAGTTTGCGAACAGTACCGCCTGAGTCTTTGATTTCGATGTAGCCTTGAATTGTCAAAGCCATAGATGCTGTGTAGGTTCCAAACCTGACGTTACCTGTTCCCTTTGGTGTCAAGGCTAGGTCAATGTTGGTGTCTGTGCCTTCTACTTGTAATCCTGATGGTGATCCTGAAACACTCGCAAAAGTTAGAGGGTAATTTACTAATGTACCAGTTGGATTGCCAACTCTTAATAGCCAATTACCGCTTGAGTTCTGGAATATATGAACGCCTGTTCCTTTGCTGCGGTAAACTACCCCAATGTTGGCGTCACTGCCTTGCATTGAAATAACAGGAGTTCCACCAGTAGCCGCCCCAGTAACCTGTACGTAGTTCACAGCAGAGGCTGTGTGGTTAATTCTGAACTGTTCGTTTGCACCAGAAGACCAGAAACGATGGCTACCGCTGTTGGCTACATAACTAAAGCCGCCCGTTCCAGAGCCACTAAAGTTAAATGAGACGTTACCTGTTGATGAACCTACCGCCGCTATGTACTGAGTTGCGCCTGCGTTATCAATCACTCGGAATTGCTCACCGCCAGCCGTGCTAAACGACATCGTAGAGCCAACGCTCTTAACAGTAGTCCCAGACCCCACAGTAGCATAAGCAGCAGCACCAGAGCCACCACCACCTGAGAAACTCACTGTGGGTTGTTCTACGTAGCCACTACCTGCGTTAGTGATGTTCGGCGCAGTAGATGCAACAAACCAAGCAGTGATGTTGAACGTAGCTCCAGTACCTGTACCGCCAGTCACAGATACTGGGTTAGTCGGCAATGCGGAATAAACTCCAGCCGTGTTTACAAATGAAGTAGCTGTAACAACACCTGCGCTTACAGCATCAACACGAAGTTGTGCAGCAGTGATAAATGCGCCGCCGGTTACAGTTAATGTGTCTCCAACTGTATATCCTGTACCTCCCGCAGAAACGGCAACTGTTTGACCAGCCATATAAGGCGATGCAGTCGCCTGAACACCACCAGCAGTCGTAGGAGCAGAGATTGCAAGAGACGGCACACTGGTATAACCTGTTCCCGTACTTGTCCTAGTAATAGCAGTAACAGTCCCACCATTGGAGATGTTCACTCCTTTGCTACCAGCAGCTAGGTCAATGGCTCCTGTGCCTTTGCTTTTAATAACCGCTGCAATATTTACATCTGTACCAAGAGTAACAAACTCAACAGCTTTGGTTGTAGCGCCGCCTGTGATCTGACCGTAATTCGCCTGATCTTTACCGCCGATCAGCGTCGTAAACGTACCAGCAGCAGGGGTTGTGGAGCCGATGACTGTGCTATCAATCGTACCACCTTCAATGTCTACAGAGGTTTTATTCTGAAATGCCATAGTGCCATAAGTAGCAATAGTGGCTTGAATGGCTGCAATAGCGTCGAGAACACCCTGAGATGTACCACCACCGTTACCAATGATTTTAATCTTCTCAGCTACATCCAGAGGAACGACTTCACCAGCGTTAATTTCTCGACCATCAGTTAAAGTGATAACCAAAGAGCCATCGAAGTCAACATGAGCGTCTTGAACGCCTACGCCTTGCTCGCCTTCTTCACCGTCTCTACCGTCTTGACCATCGTTGCCATCTTTACCGTTGACACCATCAAAACCTCGGTCGCCTTGCTCACCTTTAGGGCCTTGAAGTCCTTGTTCTCCCTTAGGCCCTTCAATTTTCTGTACATTAAAGACAGTTTCAGCCAGCTTTAGCAGTTCCTTGTCTAGAAGAACAGCTAAGGCAGCTACTTTAGCCTCCGTAGAGGCGTCAGAGAGAACCAAGTCTTTAAATTTCATTATTCACCAATGATCTTTTTCAAGAAATCGCTATCGGTTTGCTTTTGAGTGTGTTTCGCAGCAGTTTGCATCTCTACAACCTTCAACTTATGCTCAATGTCTTTCTCTTTAAGCATTAAGTCAGCGATTTTAACACGTCTATCAAACTCTTGTGAAGCTAATTGATCATTATTTGGAAGATTTTGAGTAGTGGAAGCAATAATCTTAGCTTCAACCTCTTTAGGCTTCAACTGAGCATCAATCATTGTACTCATAGCTTCAGCTTTATTACGTTGAGCTTGAGTAGAATTCACTTCAATCTGAGCCTGCACTGCTTGCATTTGAAGCTGTTGCTGCTGCATCTGCATCTGTGCTTGTTGTGGATCAGGTTGAGCCATCTTATCGAGAGCTTCAATCATCTCAGCACGGTTAGACAGAGAAGAATTAGCAATTACACCCTTCAAGATCAAAGGCAACACGGGGGTATTAGGGCCAAGTGTCTGCAACAAGGCAATGAACTGTGATTGTTCATACTCACGGGCCATGATACCCAAAGTAGCCAAAGGAATGAAGTTCAAATCAGCAGAAGGATAACGCTCTGGATCAAACTGCATAAAGCGGAAAGCTGCCTTCTTGATGAAAGGTGACAGGAAATCCTCTTGAAAGTTAGTTAAAGTACGTTTGTTCTTCTTGATCAGAGAAGCTACAGCCATCGAGATACCACCTTGGCTAGCATCACGAGAGACTTGGCTAATCATGCCGTTGGTATCCATTGTACCAGTAGCTTGCAACAACATACGCTCAAAGTTCTGAGCAGCTGCTGGAGCATTACCATCAGTAGTTCCGAACTTAAACGGCATCATAATCTCAGATGGATTACCGTTGGTCAGCAGGGCTTTACCGGGCTTAACTTCAAACTTAGCACCACGAGGCAGACGAGTAGCATCCATAGCGATCATAGGAGCTGTCGTGAGCGCCAATGAGTCAAGATAGGCACGATACTGAGCATCAATAGCCTTTTGCATGTTGTAGGCCTTCTCGACCACACCACGACCCAAGAGACGATTCGGTACAGTGTCATCTTGGTAAGACATCACTGGACGATCCTTCATCATGTAAGGATTCTCTTCAGCCTTCAACAACAGATTACCGTTAGCGATGACGATAATGGCCTCAACCATATCACAGTATTCATCAGCTGTAGAATCTTCAGGGAATAAGTCTTGAACATCTTTATTCTCTTCTGTCGAATCTAGCATCTCACGAGGAACAAGACCGTAGTACGTCAACAAAGTAGACTTACCATCTTGGTATTGACGAACTTCCTGAGTGGCTTCAAGGGAATCATCATCCATGTACGGAGCAATGTCTACCTTACGATACACACCTGACTCCATGCCAGCAACGATCTTATGGATGGATACAGGCTTCTCAATAGCAACACCCATGCAGTCATCCACGGATGTACCATTAGGATCAAACAAGAAGTTCTTAGGGTTGATTGGGTTGAGAGTAACGCTGATACGGTCTTTCTCGATAACACCGATAGCTGCTTGACCTGTTACACCGGGGATAGGCTGAGTAGCAGGAATGAACTCTTTAGCCGTCTTAACAACCAATTCACCAATACCTGTACCGTAGATCTTAGCCATCAAGCCAATCTGGTCAATAGACTTACGGATCTTATCCTTAGCAAAGTCCTCAGACATCTGGGCTTTGAGACGACCTACATCAATGGGTTGACCATTCACGTCTTGAACGTCATCTTCAATGTCAAAGAACTCACCTTGACCAAAGATAGCTTCCATGATCTCAGCATGGGAAGTCTCTACAGCTTGCTGAGTAGCAGGAGAGATGATGCGTGAACGCTCTGAGTCACGAGTGGAGTCAGATTCAGCCCATTGACCACGGAAAATACGCTCATATTCTTCCCATGAGTCCATGTAATTGTTATCACGGAAGTCACGCCAACGCTCAACGTGATCCATCACCCATGTGACTAACTCTTTATCAGTTTCCGTT